GATCTATCGTTAGGATCTACATCAGGTCCTGCATGTTGGAATGGATCCCATGGCGTATTGACATGAACACCATCTATAACCTGAGTCAGATAGAGATTTCCGTCCGGTCCCATGTTAAGTCCAGGTGGAAGTCCGACACCGAGCAGGTAGTCTAGTGCGAAGAAGAAGTGACCATCGGGGCCCCATCTTCCTGGCGGTTGTAGCATGTTTCCATTTGCATCATACCTTGCGGGACTATACAAGTGAGGGGGATTTAGATTGTTATCCCAGTGAGTACCATACGGATATTGTAAATCGTCAGGAGTACCAAACTGACCGTCTGGGCCCGGGTCTACTGCAACAGTTACCGTCTCCGGCGGATCCGTTCCCGGTATTGTCCATGTATAAGTTCCCCATGGCGGATTGTGATTCATCTCACCATTCTGGTTGGCGAAGTTCCAGTGATAATCTTCACTGTAGCCAGGCGGTAAATCTGGTGGTTCAGGCGGAAGATCCCGCTGTTGTCCCGTCCCCATTAAATCTGTGGTCAACTTGGGACCTTTTACGATTTTGGGAGTCCTGCCAGGTCTTAAGTTACTGACTTGTTCTGAGAGAATGAAACCTACAGAGTTTCTTAGAGTCTCTCTCAACATTTGTTTAAAGTTGTATGACATAGTTTATCTCCATGCGAATTAATTCGTACCCTCTATATATAATCGATTTTGTTTAGCAAATCAAACTAAGAATCATTATACATAATGATGAATAAGAAATCTAGGAGATTTTCATGTCAAGAGAACAATACAAATTTGCACAAACCATTGGAAATGTTGCCTCACCCGTTACCGTAACTGGTGATTGGGAAGGTGCAGGTAGAGCAATCTATGTTGGAGTAGCCGGACATATTGGTGTGCAACACAAGGATGGAAGAAGTGTTAAGTATTTAAATGTCCCCGTTGGGGTTTTTCCTGTAGCACACACAAAAGTTCATGGTATTACTGCTACGGGACTTGAAACAACCGCCACAAGTTTGATTTCATTGAGTTGAGGACACTATGAAAGATTTTAAAACATTTCTAAATGAACAAAAGGGTATGCAGGCATCAAACCAACTGGTGGTGAACGATAAATCGGACACTATTGCAAGTCTGGGACACACCGATGCTAGTGTTGTTCTAGTTACACCAGAATCATCCCCTACATTGCTATCAAATTACAATAGATCTGTTGTATATGATTTCGGTAAATACCTCGAAGGATTCAAAGGTCTTGAAGGTGATTTGGTTATGACAAAAGAGGACAGAAAACGATTGGCTTCAATTGTCAAAAACATGCCGGAAGGTCCACGAAAACAAAAATTAACACAACAAATGGCAAACACAATGACTCTACCCAATAGTGCAGATAGAACCAGAAAGGTACAGGACATTGTGAATCAAATTAAACAATTCGATACACAGGCATATGGTGTCCCAAGGGGAACCAACACCAGTGGTGAAACATTCATTCCAACAAAACATGCAAGGTGGGGACGATGAGTAGACATATAGGAAATCCATTAGGTTCAAAAGAATTCTTGAACGAAGCAAAGAAGTTCACCAAGAGAGACTTCTCAAAACTAACCAAGCAAGAGGTTGAACTTCTTTCTATGGGATTCGCCATGTTTGCAGATGGTGGACCTGCAATTGATGCAAAGAACATTCATTTTGTAACTCCACAAGGATTGAAGCAAACACTCAAAGGATTCGAAAAGGAAAAGAGAGGTATGAGTCCTCAAGGAAAGAAACTTCTCGATTCAATTATGAAAAAGACAAAGCCACTTGTGGAACAAGTTGGGATGAGAGATGATGAAGAGGAAATGAAACGAATATTGCAAATGGCAAAGCAAAAAATGTCGCGTGTTATGCCTAAAAAAGTCGGTGATTCTTTGCAACAAACAGGAATCAGACCGATGGAAACTGGTGCGCCTGGTGCAATGAGTGCAGACATTGGTTGGAAAGAATTAGCAGGAATTGCTAAACCTCAAGATGGAATGGGAATGACTAAACCTCCAATGCAAGGTGGAATGGGAATGCCTAAACCTCCAATGCAAGGTGGAATGCCTCCAATGCAAGGTGGAATGCCTCCAATGGATGGTAGACCTCCTGCACCAACAATGGACGATCAACCAGGACTTCCAATGAAACCATCTGCACCACCTCAAGAAGGCGGAATGCCTCCAATGGGTGGTGGGCCTCCGAAGGAATCGGAAGGTCCAAGAGCAATGGAACCCGCTCCAGATTTTGCAGAGCGAATGGGAATCGTAAAACATCAAAGACATCACTTGAGACCAGAGGAAGACACATATCCTATGCAATCTGCGAAACCGGGTGCGGCAGGTGGCCCTCCCGGACCTGGAATGCCAGGAATGCCTCCTGGTCCTCCTCGGAGTTCTGGACCTCAACAAGGACAACCAGTTCGTCCAGAGTTGGCATCCGACCCTGCGGCCCCAAAAGAAATGCCTCAACTTTCGCCGGGGACAACCGAAGGTTCGCAAGACTTCATCAAGCGATATGCAGGACAGATTAAATCTTTCCTCAAGCAGATTCTTGACAAAGAGAAGAGAAAGTTTGCACTTGGTAAGGACTTAACTGCCATGCCAAAGAACTTCAAAGAGTCAGCGAACCCATACGGGAGGTTTAGTAGAATGGATGCCAGACGAGAGACTTCACAAAGAGTTCCAACCTCACTTGATAAGTACCAAGGTATCCTTCAAGGTGGAGCGGCAATGGGAGGATATTATGCACCAGAGGCACCAGGCGGTGAAAAACCAAACCCACTTGATAAGTGGCAAGGTATCCTTCAAGGTATTGGTGCTGTCGGCGGCGGTGGACAAGCGGCCGGTGGTGAAGTCACTTTCACACCAGAGGACGAGCAGGAAGCCAAGCGAAGATTCGACCGATGGAACCGCCTGCGGAAGTACGGATTAGTTGTTGACGAACAAGCATCCAACACAGTCGGTGGAATGGGGTTCAGGAAGAAGAAAAGACATCCAGACATGGGCATTTCAACACAACCAATAACAAAGTCCAGACCAGATGACAGGGATCAATGGAATGATAATTGGCCTGATTGGAAAAAGAAGAAGTGGATCAAATTATACGGTCCACCTCCAATGAGAGAACAAGCATCCAACGCAGTCGGTGGTGGAATGTCACCCGTGATTGGCGGCGAAGGCGAAATCGAAGGACGAGACAAGATGCTAGGTAAGACCGGCGATAAACAAGATAAATTTTCAATGATGCGTAGAGCCAGCGATGCTCTCGACATTCAATCACAAAGGAATTATTGATGAATCATAAAGCACCAATTAGAAACAATAAACTTATACGAGAAGCATATGAAGCCGGACGAAGAGAGACATTGAATTTGTCGGAGGCCTCGATGAACGACCCATATCATCCAATTTATGGTAATTTAAATCCTTCCGGTGGATTGCCATATGATCAGGGTGGTCACCTATTTCATACACCTGGCTCATATGTAGATGATATCGCAAATTACCCATCCATTCTTCAAAATATGATAAATAATCCAGACGCTCCCGCAGATGTTGTAGACACCGCAAAAAAAGAATTAGTTAGAGTTCTCAATGACGCTGGCGTGTCTTTCCAAATGCCAGATGATTGGTATCCAGACGACATGGTTGATGATGTCGTTGATGATGTTCCTACTACTCCCAACACCACCGTAAAGCCTGGTTATGGAAGATTGACTAGACTTGGTCGTGCCTTAGGAGGTGGACTTGCAGGTATCGCAGGTGAACTAGGTTTAGCAGGTATAGCAAACTGGGGAGCGGGTGGTAGTGGAAATCCATTCGATGATGCTCCAGGCGAAGAAGAAACAATTGATAACTTCATCACTGCATCTCAAGGCCTACCGGCAGTAGACCCTGTAAATTACGGCGGACTTGGTAGAGGTGATGCTAATATGATAAGATACAATGCCGAATCTGGACAGGCTTGGATGTTCTGGAATGGTGCTTGGCAAGAAATACCAATAACCGATCCCAACCATCCTGATTATGATGGCGGCGCGGCCGGTGGACCTTGATAAATAGTATTGACAAACAACAAACTTAGTATATAATGTGAAAGGTGATTTTATTATGAAGCAATTTAACCATGTATCCTTGGATGAAGACTTTGGCGATTTGAAGACTGTCTACGAAGACGGTAAGCGAATCTATGTTACACCCGAAGGTCAGTATCCTTCAGTAACTACCGTGACTGGATGGGAGAAGAGAAAGTTCTTCGCCAAGTGGCGTGCAGAGAACCCCACAGAGTCACGCCGTGTCCTCAGTCGTGGAAACAAATTCCACAATCTCATTGAAGATTACATCAACAACAATCTCGAATCGGTAGACAACTGTGAACTACCTATTAAAGATTTGTTTATGCAACTGCAACCCGAACTCGATAAGATTGACAATGTTCTTGCACAGGAAGTACCTCTATGGTCTTCTACTCTCGAACTCGCAGGTCGTGTTGATTGCGTTGGAGAATACAACGGTAAACTTTCAATCATTGACTTCAAAGGTTCAACCAGAGCAAAGAGAAAGTCGGACATTGAAAACTACTTCATGCAAGCAACAGCATATGCCATCATGTGGCAAGAGATGACTGGTAAACCGATTGATAACATTGTGATTTTGATTGCAACCGAAGAAGGAATCCCGCAAGTGTTTGAAGATAAACCAAACAGATATGCGAAAGCACTTCTAAATGCGATTCGAAATTATCAAGAAGAGATGATTATCCAAAACGAGTTTTAGATGCTACGGAGATTCCGTACTTGTTTCCGAGGTAGTGATTCACATCTACCATGTTTCTTTCGGACAACAATGAATTGAACACTATTACTTCAGCGATATGACCCGTGTATTCGTTTGAAATAGTAGTTCCACCTCTGCCCGCAGTGGCAATACCACCCATTGTTGGAGCCCCGGCGGAGTTCGTACCACATTCGAAAGATGTTTCTTTATCTGTTTGTGTTCCGTTAATAAATTGCCACATGATGTTTTCTGAATCATCATAAGCACAACTTACAACATATCCGGTATCATCCGATAGTGCCGAACCGCTTGTGGAAACATCACCGTCTGTATCTTTACCCAATACTTTAAACTTTGATGCGTTATCAATTCCCATTGCTAGTTTATTCGAATTTCTACCAAGCGAGACCGATTGCCAGGCACTAGTATAATAAGAACCAAACATTAATTGATTGTTTGTTGATACACTTGTTGGTTTCACTGCTAAGAAAACAGTGAAATCGGTTCCTTGTCCGCCCCTGATTACATCATCGATTCCAGTAGTGGTCAAATATTCTTCATTGCTCCCATTGAACAAAATTGTAGGTTGACCATTCATGATGTTAGTTTTATAGTGAGGTCGATTGCTTGCACCAGAAGGAACGGTAACATTATGTCCCTCACCGGATGAGTCTGACCATGCAGTTACATCGTCACCATCACTACCACTGATTGAATCTGCTTTCAACCATAACATGCATCCACTGATATCATCTGGGTCGAATCCTTGTCCACCCTTTGAGTCTGCTGTGCTTGTTGCGAAGAATGCTCTTCTCTTTAATTGTGGACCAGTATTTGCAACAGAGTGGATTGCCTTTCTGTTGGCTTTCTCTCTTGACGACTTCGATGCTTTTCTAAAAACCTTTTCGTGTAGCATATCAGGTTGCGTAGTAGGAATAATTCATTCCCGCATCCACAGTTCCTCTTACATAAATTTTGTTTAAGTTGTCTACTTCGACGAATACTTCTTCTCTGTCATCTAAGTCCCATCCACCAGTCATATTTGAAAATGTACCTCCTCCTGAATCATAAGAAACAGTAAGTGTACCAGAACCGTGGGTGTTTTTAATTCGAACACCAGATTGTACAGTAACAGAAGTGCTTCTAAATTGAACACCACCCGAACCTGCATATGCACCACCAGTACCGGCAGTGCTTGAACCAATTACAACTGGGTTGTCTACTGAGACACTTCCAATTCCAACGGTAAGTCCACCCGCAATCGCAGTTACAACAGTACCAAAAGTAACTCCAGCGGAAACCTTGCCAAGTTCCATTGTGGCACCAAAACTTCTGATATCACACGAAAGTCCTGCTACTTTATATTCACCTCTGTGGGAAGTACCACCGAATGCAATTAGGTGTGCGGAACTCGCAATGCTTCTTAGTTTTGCGGCAATCGTTCCCGAAAATGCACCAGTTGCTGCCATATAAAGTGCGGCCGTCTTACCACCTGCGGTTGCTCCTAGAAGTAATATGTCTCCAGTTGAACCAATGTGTGGAATGGGACCTCCAGAGACATCACCTGCTACTGGAACATGTCCTCCGGCAGAATTTCCTGCAACTGCTATGGGTGCGGTAGAACCACCACTGATTTGATTTTGTACTGTTATAGCACTACCTGTTCCGGTTTGTCCTATGATGTTTATATCAATTGCTCTGGAAGTTTGACCATTAATTGCTGATGTACTAATCGCTGTACCGGAAGTATCTCTCATTTGAATAGGCAATGGTCCTCTACCACAACTAGAACCAGCACCAGAAATCTCTGCTACACTACTGTCTATCCAGTAATATTCACCAGTGTTTCCCCATGCCATCTTGGCAACTTGAACATTGTATCCCGTTACACCAGAAACACCGGCAGATACACCACCCAAACATGTAATTCCATGATTTTCGGTTAAAATATAAGCACCAGTTGTGCCTATTGATGCTGATAATTGAATTGAACCTTTTGGCATGTTTATCTCCTAGTAGTCACATTATTTTACTTAATATATGTATAAGGCATTGACATTATGTCTTCCTTACTGTATTCTATACCTATATATTACAGGAGATTTGATATGGAAGTTACAGAATTGAAATTTTGTCAGATGGTTGAAGAAAAAGTAGAGGAATGTGATTCGTATATCGAAGCCGTAATTCTCTCATGTAATGAATGTAATATAGATGTTGCATTCGGCGCCAAACTAATTTCACAGCCAATCATTGAGAAGATTCAAAGAGAAGGCGAAGGCGCAAATCTCCTACCAAAAATTTCAAAATTACCAGTATAAATATATTGACGCAGGGAGTTCCTGCTGTATAATACACATTCATACATCGTACACTTCGTACATAACGCACATAAGGAGAAACATATGTCATTCGAAAGTATGAAAAGCAATTCAAAGTCCAGTTTTGAAAAGTTGACTGGCGAACTAGACAAACTCTCAAAGAAGAGTGAGTCATACAAGGACGACCGACTATGGAAGCCAGAACTAGATAAGGCATCCAATGGATATGCGGTTATTCGATTCCTTCCAACACCAAAGAATGAAGACCTTCCGTGGGTTCGTGTATTCAATCATGGGTTCAAGGGACCTGGTGGTTGGTACATTGAAAACTCTCGTACCACTCTTGGCGAGAAGGACCCTGTTTCAGAAATGAACACTCAACTGTGGAACAGTGGTGTTGAATCTGACAAGGATATCGCACGAAATCGCAAGCGTCGTTTGAGTTACTACGCAAACATTCTTGTTGTTTCCGACCCAAAGAATCCCGAAAATGAAGGTAAGGTATTCCTTTACAAATTCGGAAAGAAAATCTTCGACAAGATTATGGAGAAGATGCAACCAGAGTTCGAAGACGAAACTGCAATCAATCCGTTTGATTTCTGGACTGGTGCAAACTTCCGTCTTAAGGTTCGTAAGGTTGCAGGATTTGTCAACTATGACAAGAGTGAGTTTGAAGATGCATCACCTCTTTTTGATGGTGATGATGCAAAACTTGAAGAGTTGTGGGAAAAGCAGTACTCTCTTGCAGAGTTCAATGACCCATCCAACTTCAAGTCTTATGATGAATTGAAGGCTAAACTCGATACAGTTCTTGGTGGAAATGTTCGATTCACCGAAACCGCTGAGTCTACAACAGAAGAAGAGTTCAAGCCCGCCGCAAGTTCAGAGGAAAGCAAAAGCGTCAGTGAAGATGTAAATGATGATGACGCATTGTCCTACTTTGAAAAGTTGGCAAACGAAAGTTGATTATTTGAGACTTCGTTATGTTAACAGAAAAACCCCACCTTCGGGTGGGGTTTTTTATTATGCATAGATATTGTTATTCATACCGTTTAGCATTCGTGTTCTATCGGCATCAGAGAATGGAGTATCAAAATTGTCAGAGAAGTAATTTGTATTGTTTTGCATACTCATTCGTGGAGCGTTTACCAATGCCATTTGTGCTTCTTGCATTCCACCACCCATTGCAAGTAGATTTGAATCAAAAATACCACTAGCATTTCTATCTAATTTCATGACTCTCGGTATGTTGTTTACAGAAGGAAGCATTGAAACTTGTTGTGGTTTCTTTCCGTCATTGTATTTTGGACTATTGGGGTTAAGGTATCCGGGAATCCTATTTCCTTCAGCATCGAAAGTATCATATGGTAACATACCAGAATCTCGTTTTATTTCGAAGTCGGTTCGAGTATCTCCTTGCTGTTGTCGAATCCGTCTCTCTTCGGCGGCGGCGTCCTGTCTTCTTTGTGGAATAAAATTCGTTATTGAACCTCCTTCATGCGGCGCACGATGGAGAGTTTGCGGTTTCATATCAAAACCGGCCTTATCCATCATTCTTATTTTTGCTTCGTTTGCCGAAAGTCCGTGAGTTCGGAAATCTTGCCAGAATTGTTGATTGATGCTATCAGGATTAAGCATTTTAACCCAATCCTCTGTCTGGGTGATGTATCCATGATCCGTGGTCTCATAAACATTTGTTGTATTTTTCAGGGAGCCGAGGCGAGCAAGCATTACATTATAATTGTTTTTGCTAAATTTCATCATCTTTACTGCTTCGTGTGCATCTTTTGGTCCGTAACTAAAAACCATTCTGCCTCTGTCTTCTATCAGTCCTTGTGCTTCTAATAAAAGGTTGTTTGCTCTTGTATCATCATGTTCCATTTCACCAGTATATGGATTTTTAATACCTGTTTTTCTTAACTCTAAAGCCAATTCAATGCGGTTAAGAATTTCTTTTTCATTAACTCTCAATTGACCCCGAGCGATTGATTGCTGTGATGTTTCTTCTATAAGCGTACCCGAAACACCCTCCCTCATCATTGGTTTGGCGCTTGGGTCATATATAACAGCGCCGGTTCCTGGAATTGGTTGACCGAACATGTCATATTCCACACCAACGGTTGATGATCGAGTTATTCCTGTCGCATCATCGAAGGACATACCACCTGAGTCTAAAACTCCTGATGCTCTACCAACCTCGTCATTATAATGATCTATAAATGCACTACCAACTTGCCAAAGTGCTTCAGTGATACCAAAACTAATCAATCCAGCGAAAATACGAGAACCACCAAGGGCCCTCGCTGCCCCACTGAGTTTTGCCATTCTGGATCCAACACCGGGTGCTGTACTTCTTGCGGCGGAGAATCCTTGGATTCCGTGCCTCAATCCAAACAACTTATTCGCCATTCGCATCTCATTGCTTCTAGCACCCAATCCCAACAACCCTGCGACACCCTGTCCTGCTCTAGACGCTACAATTCTACTTGCAATGCCCTTAATGGGACTTCCGAGCATCGTCGCCATTAAAAGATTATCTAGATTGAAAACTGATGAGAGTAATCCTCCACCACCCCCATCGGCGCCTGCACCCCCGCCTGCTTCATCACCGTTTATCATGATGCCACCACCGGCACCCGTCAAAAGAAATTTAGTATTATCTCTAATTTCTTCAAGAAGATTAATAACAAGATTTTCTTTTTGTTTTATTTCTTTTTGGCGAACTTCGCCTTCTCTTCTTTCCTCTTCTTGTTGCGCTGGTGTGACACCACTCATTTCAGAATCTAAATCTTGTTCAGCAGAACGGAGTCTTAATTCTGCTCTAGATCTTTTTCTCGAAGATGCACCAGGTCTGTCTGTGTTTGCCATCCAATCAGCAACACCGCTTCCGAGTACTGTTCTAAACAATCCCTTTCCAAAAGGATCTCGGTCTCCACCTTCTCCCCTGAGTGCAAATTTTCTTGCTCTCTTCATTCCAGACATGGCTGCTTGGCCATATTCTCGTATAAATTCTCCCTCATCATCTCCCGCTTCTGAGGCGACAGAGGAAATATCTTTAATTCTATTTCGAATATCTTTTAGTCGTTTTGCGTCTGCATCTGTTCCTTCTTGTACAAGTTCTCTTATTTCATTTCGAAGAGATATGGTAGAACTTTTAAGTTCTCTATCAGACCTTCCAAACAAACTACTAAGATATGATTGTGTTTCGCCCACCTCTTGGACAATATCACGAACAGATTCCTTACTCAATTCTGCAATAGACATAGTAGCACGAACATCTTTCTTTGCTTGTGCTACCCTGGCTTCTAGTTGTTTAATTCTATCTATTGACATTAGGTTTGTCTATTGCTTTGTTCCATTTTTTTGTTTTCTTCCTCTACATGATCAATCAACATGGCAGTATATATTTCTCGTTCCCATGGCATCATATTTTCCAACTCCTCCAAGGAATATTTATGATGTTGCATCATCTGAAAGTTTAATTTGTAATATATCATTAGTGTCTCATGAACGAGACTCATAGAAAAAAATCACCAAGTCCCTCCAATTCTAATGATGTTTTCTTTTGACATTTTACACAATCAAATTCCACAGTATGTGAGAGTCTAGGCATAGTAGCAAAGAAGTTTAAAATGCTTTCGAATTGCGAATGAGTTAAATTCTCTATAAAGTCTACCAACTCTTTCTTTTCTTGATCTTTTGATTTAAAAACCTCTTCGCCGTTATAAATCATTTCTATACACTCAACAATGGAATCTATTGAAGTGTTGTTTCCTGATTCTTCTTCCGCAAGTGTATCCAATTTAGGATATTTCATAACAATTCCCATTCCATCCCCCAAATCAATCTTGGTTGTGTGGGTTTTGTCATTCTTTATTTTAATATTGGTTAAGTTAATCTCAACTGGGTTTTGTGTTTTACAGTGTTCACAAAGAAATACTGGTTCTGTCGTTTCACCTACAGATTTTGCTCGAATGTTAATGAAAAGATAGCACAAATCAAAAACAGGACTGTCTTCTACATCTACCTCCCCAAATGTACATTCTTTTACTATGTCTTTGACAGCATTACAAATCATGTTATATTCCCCACTTTCTAATGCTATCAAAAGTACCTTCTCTTCTTTGACAATAAATGGTCTATATGATACTGTCTTTCCGCTAGAAGGAACTTCAATTTTGTATTTTGGTAGTGTTAGTGTGGGTAGTGGCATAATATTCTCCATTATGTTTTAAAATCATCCAAGTAAATCATTAAAGAAATCTGATATTGCAAGTCCACCTTGCTCAGTAATCTGTCCGGGATCCAATCCCCAAGGAAGGTTCAATATCGTTCCCCCGATGGCAGTTGGATTCATTGGAATTGTTCCTCCAAACATACCATCTAGTTTTCTATTCAATCTTCCTCGTAAGTCTAACCTATTTATGATACCCTGCAAGAATCCAATCTCATCTGGTGCTTTCATTCTCCATTGTCGATAAGAAAATCCTATTGTTTGTTTTTGAATTCCGTCTCTTTCATCTCCGAGTTCAACAGGTCCCAGTGTTTTGGGGAAAGCATCTTCCAATATTAAGTGGTATATTGGTTGATCTTGTAAATCGAGTTGAGTTATTTCAATTTCACAAGAATATGAATCCTTGTATCCTAGATTATTATTTTTAGGATTGACAACCAATCCTTGCCACTTATCAAAGAAATTTCTTTCAAAGTAGTCTCCAGACATTTTGAATGTGGCTTCAACATCACCGGAATATGAAACCTCATATGGCATATCATCTACAGGACCATGTGTTTTGATTTCTTGTGTTGATATGTTTCTTCCGGGCATTGTGATATTTTCACAAGATACTGCCAATCTTAAATTCGACATAGCATCTGCTGTGTTAAATGAAATCTCATATCTGAATGGGTATGCCAGTTTCTTGTGTGTTATACTTGCAACAAGGGTATCGATACCATTAGGAACTTTGGTTCCTGTATCTCCAAACAGATTAATACTACCCACCAACGGAAGGTTGATGCTAGTATCAATTTCTAATAGGTTATTTGCGAAATCTGGTGGTAATATTGGCATTATTGTTCTGCTACTCCCTGCTTCTCTTCTACTAGTTTCTGTCTACTCTCCGCCCACACTTGATATCTATTTGTTCTTTGAAATCTTTCAACTGGTAGGTGGATTGCTAAATCCCAGTCCTGCGGCCAGATATGTAAAATTCTAGAACCAATATATTTAGTCTTATATTTCTTAATACATGGTCGATAAAACCTAAATTGTTTGTTTGTCTTTAATAATTCATAAGGCGCTTGTATTCTGGAAAATTGTGCTTCCTCGGGCCCTCGAAGTCTGGTTCTAAGCATAAGGAATAATTTTTCTCTCATTGATGGTGGAAGATAGTGTAAATTCAATCCTAAAAAGCCATCTTTGGTAAATTTCAATATGAAAACCAACGGAACAGAATCCCAATATTTTAATTTTGCTCTTGTCTTTGGTAGATAGTTAAAGAGATACATTCCACCAAGTCTCTTGTAACCGGTCTTCTGTATCAATCGAGACTTGTCACGAAGAACAGTTTCTTCTGGGGAGAGTTCCGTATTTTCAAACATTTCACGAACAAGACTTCTATACCATTGCATTGCAGACTGAGAACCTCTTTCCAGTCCGGTTTCCTTGAACATATCATCAAGGGCGTCGAATACATTCTTTTTGGAAAGAATGACATCTGGATTCTGAACACCACGGGTGAGATCAACATATCGTTCTTGATTATCGTTTGGTTCTGGCATGTAAATATGTATGCCGAATTATGGAGCCAGAGTCTCATCTGTCATAATAATAAACTTCCAACCTTTATTTTCTGCATACTCTGTGGCTGCTTTCCATTTTGCGTTATTTACTCCCCAAGTTTTTATTTCAGTGAGATATCTTCTGGTTTTCTTCTTTGGTTTTTTGGGAGCGGCGCATTGCTTTTTTGGTTTGACTTCTATTAATAGAGTCTCTGTTATTCCGTCTTTATTTTTTAGTTTAACTATGAAGTCTACAAAATAACGATGCATTCTGTTATCGACTGGTGATTTATAGGGAACAATTACCTCTTCGGAACCCCATTCGAGTATACTACTTTTCTTGTCGCAGTATACCATGAACCTTCTTTCCAATAGACTTCTATAAATAATATTGGTTGGATTACCAATATATTTTTCTGGGTGATTCGGTTTGTATCGTCCTTTATATGCCATATATACTTATGTATCCCAATCTAGATAACTTATTTTAAGAGGAAAGACATCAATGCAAATTCCAAATCCAAATATGATAAATGACATGCTTGGTGGAAATCCAGACGGCGGAGGATATCAACCTTCGGCGACAGATTCTGCTCGGAATCTAATGAAGGATTCTTTTGGAAGATATTCAATGGGTTTGGACGGTTTTCTCCAAGGAGACAGTCCAGACAGATTAGAATTTCCGTCAAGTCTCGGAACAGAAAAACACAGTCACATGATTGTGTTTCATATTTATGATGGTGGAGGTGCCGAAGCATTTGGTATGTCCACCGATGAGTGGACGGACTACACAAGTGCTATGTCAAAGAAAACATTCGGAGAGTGGGGAGGCAGGGCCGTCGGGGCCGGAGCAGGATTGATTGGTTCAAATCAATTACTCAAGAGAGCGGGTGCCGGAAGACTGAAGGGATGGAATATGCTTCTTCAGGGCGGATCCGCCGTAGCGGGGTGGTTTCTTGGTGGATGGGCAGGAGATGAGGCTGCTGAATTAACTTTCTCTCAGGATGAAACAGACGCACTTAAAAAATACACCCAAAAAAATACTGAGATAATGGAAGACTATTTTAATCGAAGCGAACAAATGCTTGAACAATCAGGAAGAACTGCAAGATTTGGCGAAGCAATACACAAAAACAAAGATACAATTGCTTTGTATATGCCACAAAAAATACAAGCACTCTCTCTTTTAGATTACGAACAACAAGACATGTCCTTCATGCAAAACTTGCTAAACGATTGGCAGGGATTGATAACATCTGGTGTGATTAAAAATGCTCCAAAATTTGTTGACAGTCTTGCCTCTTTTGTTGGAATGAATACTAACATTGACACATATTTATTAGCGGGTGCAAGAATTGCACCGAACCCTCGAAAGCAACTATTATTCCGAGAACCCATCTCAAGAAAATTTGAATTTAACTTTAACTTCTCTCCTAGAAATATAGAAGAGTCTGTAAGAGCATACGAAATCATAAAAAGATTTAAAAAGTATGCGTACCCAACACTAAACAAAACTCATGGTCAAGGTGCGTTCTACACCTTCCCCGCAGAGTTTGAAATTGAATATCAAACAATAAACGAATATGGCGATACAGTACAAAATGATTGGATTAATAAAATAGGAAGATGTGCATTAAGAGAAATAAATGTAGATTATGCATCTTCTGGTTCTTTCTCTACTTTTGAAAATGGCGCACCAACAAATATGGTTTTGTCTTTGACATTTGAAGAGATGTCACTATTGGATTCCAACCTAGTCGAACAGGGGTATTGATAATGTATTTTAAAAATTTTCCAAAAATATTGCTAGACGGAACAACAGGACCTACAGGTGGAAGTGTTCTTGCTGTAGATATTCTGAGACGAGTGGGATTTTCGAATGCAGGAATAACAGCGTCTGAATATTTTGTAGATTACAATATAAATGATGCCGACACACCAGAAACAATATCAGATAGAATGTATGGTTCCTCCAACTACCATTGGGTAGTAATGATGTTCAATAATAAATTTGATGTATTCTTTGAATGGCCATTGAGCATAAGAAAATTTGAAAAGTATATGGCAAAAAAATATGATGGTATAACATTGTTTTTCGGTGAGGGGGTTAGTGGGGGATTTCTACCAAACGACACTCTCGTCAAAAGTGATGGAACCGGCATTACGGGATGGGGAGGATTGGTAAAGGACTACGATCCAATTTTAAATAAACTTACTCTTACTGGAGTAGACTCTAAATATGAATTCAGTGTCAACGACACAGTAAAGGCATATAATGCTACAGGAGGAGTAGAACTTGATAAGAATGTAGGCGAAGCAACTGTAAAGAGAATTGTTACTGATTCTAAACTAGCACTTCATCACTTTGAAAATTCTGGATCTTCTACTGATGGGTATGGTGATGTTGGAGGCGGATATAGCACATCTAAAGTTTGGTTAGATCCTCTTTCAAAATATACAGGAACAGAACAAACGAGTATGGGTTCTGGTGGAATTACATTTGCACATACTTTATTATACAATTACACATATAACAGTTCTAGCAACTATGTAAAAACAAATTATGATTATGAATCCCAACTCAACGAAGATAAGAGAAAAATATCCCTCTTGAATCCGGCATATCTTCCTCAAGTGATACGGGAATTCAAATCTTTAATTAGAACTAGAGGATAATTATGGTAGATTTTTTGAACACAGGTTGGCCAGGAACACACAACATGTCCTCTGCGGTCGATGTTGGTAAATATATGAGGTTGGACGATATTCGTCTAACGGACATTAGTGTGGCGACTATGGAGGGTGAATTTTTAAGTGTGATGAATCAATATGCCATATGTGAAATTACAGAAGATTTGTTTCAAAATGTATTGACCGGTATTGTTTCTGGTATTGATGCATCAAATATAATTGCAAACTTTCCCATAACTGGACAGGAATTTATAACTTTATCTTTTCACACTCCATCAAGAGACAAAGATGTAGAGTTAGTATTTCTGATAGACAAAATTAGCAAAAGGGCGCCTCTTAAAAATAAGCAGTCGCAATTATATGATATTCATTTTGTGAGTCCGGCACTAATGTTAAATCTTTTCAGCAATGTTAATAAAGCGTACACGGGAAAAAGAATTAGTGATATTGTAGAGGACATACATCACACCCATATATTACAAGACGGTAATAAAACAGTATCAACTTTAAGCGACAGAGAAAATGGTGGACAACTTTTTAGTGTCGATTATACCGATTTAACCACAAACATAATTATTCCAAACTGGAATGCTTTCACTGCAATCAACTGGCTATCACAAAGAGCCTCTGCAAGCGGCAATCCAAAACAATGCGATTATGTTTATTATCAAGACATGGATGGATTTCATTTTCGTTCCATAAGAAAAATGTTCCAAAAATCTGCATCCAGAACGCTCGTTTACGGTGAATCGGGTGCAGTCGATGCGGTTAGAGATCATCCTTCTATTGAAATAAATGTTGATAAATCATTATCTCACATAAGAACATTGGTAATTGACGAGGTTGACAGAACCAAAGAAGTTGACAGGGGAGCATATTCTTCTGGACTTTTACTTCATGATATTATTAACAAAGATTATACAGTAGTTACATACAATTACCTAAACGATTTTGAAAATCTTCCTTCGTTAAATCAAAATCCGGTTCTTGCAAGAGGTAGAAATATATTTAATGCCAAACCGGAGTCAAAAACATACTTTGCCCCAACCCACATAAACTTATATGGTGAACCTACCGGCGCTTCTTTGAACAGTGGAAATGATGGAATTGAAGAATGGTTATTGAGACACCAAGCACAACACGATCAATTTAAATCATCTTCCATTATTGTAGAAGTCGCCGGAGACAGCACATATAGAGTCGGAGACAAAATTACAGCAATAATCAATTCTATGCAAGGTCCCAATCAAGATGGATCAGTTGATGTTGATAATTCTTTAACAGGTTCTTATATAATTTCTTCTATTAAACATATGATAAGCAAAACTAAAGGACATTCAATCAGAATGAAATTATCGAAAGAATCAAACATAGAGCGGACTCCAGATTTTACAAACATTGATGCAGGAACAGCGATTCCTACTGACGGGACACTATTAGCATGAATAATATGAATTCAATAAACTTTATGGGAAAAGATGGATTTGTTTGGTTTCAGGGTGTAGTTGAAGACAGAAACGATCCTTTGGAACTTGGAAGATGTAGGGTGAGGTGCTTGGGATTTCACGGAGAGGATAAAACTTTAATACCGACTGAAAGTTTGCCTTGGGCGTATCCCGTTCAACCAATAACATCTTCCTCCATGAATGGTATAGGCGCAACTCCACTGGGACCTGTTGAGGGAACATGGGTTGTTGGATTTTTTAGAGATGGATTTAATTGCCAAGAACCTGTATTCTTTGGAACGATTGGTGGATTTTCAAAACAGTCTAATCCAAGCAAAGGATTCAATGATCCAAATGGAAAATATCCAAAATACACCGACGAACAAGACACCAACAGATTAGCAAGAGGTGTTACCGAAGAGACAATTGTGCAATCAAAAATAGAATCAGCACAGGAGCATCAAGGACATGCGACCGCTAATGGAGCAGGAGATAATAACTGGTCGGAACCAGATGTACCATACGCCGCAAAATATCCATACAACCATGTATATGAATCTGAAAGTGGTCATGTTCAAGAATTTGACGACACAGAAGGTGCAGAAAGAATACACACATACCATAAATCAGGAACCTTCGAAGAAATTCATCCAGATGGAAGTAAAGTAACAAAGGTAATTGGTGATGACTATGAACTACTGATGGGTAAGAAGTTTGTTCATGTTACTGGAAATGTAAATGTTCTTGTTGATGGAAATAGTACATTTTATGTAAAAGGAAATTCGGATATTCAAGTAGATGGAAGTGTGAACCAAGTCGTCCAAGGAAATGTAGATCAAGAGGTGACAGGAAATGTTATCGTTGATGCAAAAGGAAACTTCACAGTTGATGCCTCAAATATACAATTAAACGCTCAGGGGTGGATGGAAATAAATGGTTCATATGTTAAAGTTGTCGGAAACTCAGGAATTGATTTAAACCCGCCGGGTGGAGCAGTATAGTAAATATGCCTTACGGACCAATAACAACAAATATAAATCCAACATTTCCTTTTGGTGCATATCCCCTGAGATTTTCTCCTAATGTGAGAATTGGTGGTTCTAATGTTGTAATTGCACCATCACCACTTACCCCACATGGACCCATTCCCGGTCACGGAGAACTTATGCCCGCTTTCATAGCATCAGGTTCTGCCACCGTCAGGGTAAATGGATTTGGTGTGGTTCGACAGGGAGATGTTGCTTCCTGTGGAGATCAGGCAACCGGAAATACATTTTTGGTAAACGCAGGAGATTAATATGGGATACTTTTCTACAAATGGATGTTCTATTACAGCACCAATAATATCCGACATACAAAAAGACATAACCAACAATGTTGTCAAAGGTGTTGCTTTTGTAAATCCCATGAAGGGAAACATTGATGGAATTAGTTCATCTATAAATGGTCTTTCTGCGGCGGTTGCACAAACAACAACGCCGGCACTCTTTGCAGGCATAACAGGAGCATTAGCAACACTAAAAACAAATGTAGATTCTTTACTTGCACACACAAACAGAATCTCTGGGAGTTCTCTTGATGCATCTGGTCCGAGTGGGGAACCGGGAATAAATGGATTAATAGGAGTTGCAAATTCCTACAACTCAATAGTCGAATCAATGACTGGTGGAACAGAGGATAACTTTAGTCCTGTCTTTGGGAGCATATTGGGGCCGGGAGAATTTATCACTAATGAATCAAAACAAAAAATGAACAATTCAATTTTGCATTTTATAAACAGCAATGCATCATTGGAGTCTGGTAGTGATTCTTTTACTTCCCAACGAGACTCCCACATTTCAACAATAAACACAATATCTTCAAATGTATCATCGCTAGTAACTACTGACAATCTTACATATAAAAAAGCCAGTGATACAATTAGAAATTTTGGAATTGGAAATATGATAATTGACAGCATAAATGATCCTTGTTTTTCAGGAACACTTATGAAAAAAATTGCATCTCCGATAATTAAAGATAAATTAAATGACCTGCAATGATATGCTACATATGGTACATAGGAAGGCATAAATGAACATAAGCAATTGGGACGAATGGGTAGGATTAGGAGCATCTCTGGCTGCATTAGTGGCTGGATTTTTGACATGGATGATCAATAAAAGATTTAGACTTAAGAGAAAGTCCAAAGATATCATTTCACCAAGACTAGACTTCCCCGAAAAGTTTTGGGATGTTCATACAAAGGTTCAGGATACTATCACCGAATTGCGTCTGCGAGTAGACTGTGCAAGAACTCATCTTGTTCAGTTTCATAACGGTGGATACTTTCTAGATGGTATAAGCATGAAAAGAATGTCCCTTACTCATGAGTCACTTGAACGAAGTGTTGCAGGTGAGA